CTTGGCCGTCTTAGCTTTATGGAAATCTGACAGGCTCAGTATACGGGTGTCCCTAAACACCCAAGGAAACTGAGTTTCTTCGGTGACAAGGAAGGTAAGACGAGAGTAATAGCCATCTTTGATTATTGGTCACAGACAGCACTTAAACCCTTACACGACCATCTTATGGGTCGCTTAAGGAAAATTAAGACTGACTGTACTTATAATCAAGATGCCTTTACCTCAATCTTATCCTCCGGTGGTCCATACTACAGTTTTGACTTGCACGCTGCTACCGATCGAATGCCCTTAAATCTTCAAGTAAGGGTGTTGACGAGTATCATCGGACAAGAGAAAGCTGAAGCGTGGGCCCGTTTGCTAACTGATACGGAATTTGAGACTCATAGTCAGCCAGGTGTTTCTTGACGTTATAACACTGGCCAGCCTATGGGAGCGTATAGCTCCTGAGCTATGATGGCTATCACTCACCATTTCCTAGTACAGGCGGCAGCTCTCAGAGCAGGTTACAAAACCTTCTTTAAGAAATACTGCCTTCTAGGAGATGATATAGTGATTGCCGACAGTTCAGTTGCAGTCCAATATAAGATCCTGCTTTCCCAACTTGATATGCCTATTTCTGAAACGAAAACACATGTGTGCGATCACACGTATGAGTTCGCTAAGAGATGGATATATCGAGGTCAAGAAATCACAGGGTATAGTATTGGGGGGCTTCTAGAAACTTGAAAGAGATATTCTCTCCTTCATGAGTTTTTAGAAAACCAGCAACGACATGGATGAGCTCTTCCAATATCGCGGAGACCGGGTTTAATATCAGCCTTATATAGCACAATGGGCATTTCCTCTGATAGGCCCATTAAGATGTATAAGGTGTTCTATTATATGAAGAAAGTGATGGAAGCACATAAAGTGCCCCGTACCACTCCTTCATACTACTCGGAACTACAGTCTCTAACAAACCAATTGCTTAGTGTTTGTAAGAACGAGTTTGGAGTAGTCTACCCTTTATCATGGTTATTAATCCCATCTGGCTCTTGCGAGTCAGTTCTAAATTTAATTTTAGAGATAAAGATTAGAATAGTAGAACTAGATATTGGACGTATGTTTCGAAGTACCGAGAAGATTCTTGAGAACCTTTTCGTTCCTTTCAGAAACACATATCCAGACTTGGATCCCAAGGTATACAGAGCTCTATTCGGGCAATGCTATCCTGCTACGATGTGTTTAAACGTTATCCTTCGTAAACAAGTTGATTACGTTAATAGACTTTCATCTAATGACGAATCACTTAATGTTTTCGAGTTGGGTATCGCTAAATACTTCTTAGCTGATAACATCCTGTCGATGAGAGCCGCGCACTCAATTTCTTTAGCAGAGTCGCAGATGACGAAGTGATTCTTATACTTACTTAGAGAGAAAACGTTCCTTGAAAAGGATCAGATGCTCTATATCCAGAAGTATAGTGGATTGGCCTACGTTCCTGTTTATAATGATAAATACAGAGACGTGGACTTCTTCTATCCTCCTAGAATGAGGGCAAGAGAAACTTTTCTAAGGAAACGTCGTTCTCTAAGACTTCGGTCTACAACTTCTGTAAAGAAGATGACTAAGTAAGTTTCCTTAAATATGAGAGATTAATCTCTTATTTAATTCCACTTAATTGTGCCCTTAAGCCGAAATCTTAATAGGCGTATTTGTCTATTTATTAAGCTAGTTAGGTAATAACTATTTAACTTAGGTAACTAAGGGAGGTTATCAAGTGATAGCCTCTTTTGAGGTGAAATCCTTAGCCTCCAAAACTAAATAGGAAAACGAAACTAGAGCAGGTTCCATGCGGTGAAAAGACCACATGGTCTGAATCTTAATATCTAAAACAAAGGACTTCTTCTTTTCCTTTGATTCAAATACGTTTATTAGGAGGACTCTCTCTGACAGAGGAGAGAGTCCGGACTTGGCTTAAGGCGTAT